TAAAAAATATTCACCAAAACAAAAAAAACTTGCTCGGGTAGCAAAACCTCGTAATAAAATTACGGGTGCTGACTTTGCAAAACTTAGAGCCAAAAAGAGAAAGAAAAAATGATTGAAAAGAAAAAAGCAAAAAGATTTACGCCTGAAGAAATGCAGAAAATTGTTAAAGCAGCAAGCAAAAGCGCAAACAGAGATAGGGCTTTCAAAAAAATGGGCTTAGATCCTAATTTTGAGTATGCTATTGATAAAACAAAATCTGGTCATGCTAGGATTCAACCCATAAGAAGAATAAAGAAAAAATGATAAAAAAGAAAAAAGTTACAGTCAAAGGCGTTAATGTGACTGGTCTAAACAAAAGGCAACAAACTGCTATGAAAAATCATGCCAAACATCATACAAAAAAACATATTGCTATGATGGTGACTGAAAGGTGCAACCTTTGGACAGTCACATAAAAAGGCCATGAAAAAAGTAGGCAAGTAATTGAGTGACGCAGTAGCCCTCATAACAGAAGTTGGCTTCCCAATAGCTGCTGCTTTAGGTCTTGGTGTTTTTGTTTGGAAACTTATCAACAGGATCATAGATGGTATGGAAACTAAGTTAGATACCTTAGATGAAAAAGTCCAGACTAGCTTAGACACAATGGAAGAAAGAGTTACAACAAAGCTAGACAGTCAGTATGGCATTATTGTAAGTCTTATTGACAGAGTAAGAGCCGTTGACAACCAAAGCATAAGACAAGATGTGTTGTTAAAAACATTGTTAGGTGTACCAAATCTAGTTGATATAGAAAAAATAGCAAAGGCAGAAAGGGATGACCAAAGGAAAGACTAAAAAACAAGAAGCAGAAAAGGTACTCATAATGAAAATAATAATGTTTATAGGGGCTATTTTAGCTGTAGGCATTTTTGTTATAAATGTAAAAGCAGACACAATCACACACAAATTTAAATCACCAAGTTTTAGTGGTATAGCAACTTCAAGTCATTATCTAACTATAGAAAACCAAGAATATACTCGTAAACTTACAATCAAAGAAGAGATCAAAGCGTTACAAGACGAAATAAAAAGAGAAAAAGAAAACTCTACGCTTGCAAGATTTATGCGTAATCTTGAATCAAGAGTGTATGCAGAACTATCAAGACAACTGGTAAATAATTTATTTGGCGAGACACCATCTAACTCTGGAACTATAACTTTAGAGGGTAATACCATAGAATATACAAGTGATGGCGTTACATTAACTCTTAAAATTACAGAAGCAGATGGCACAGTTACAGAAATTACCATACCTATCGGTACTTTTACTTTCTAGTTGTTCTTTATTTTACCAACTTGAAGATACCTATGAGCAAAGATTTGCAGCCAAAGA